TCGTTGTGAGGACTTTGGCAGAACTATAGTAATTGTGCCAAACAAAGATCTTGTTGTGCAAACAGAAAAAGATTACAAAAATTTAGGTATGGACGTTGGTGTTCTTTATGGCGACAGAAAAGAATATGACAAGACCCATACTATATGCACATGGCAAAGTCTTGCAGTACTGGAAAAGAAAACAAAGGCAGGTGAAGCCGAAGTTGACTTAGATGTATTTCTCGATCAAGTTGTGTGTGTAATGGTTGACGAAGTACACAAAGCAAAAGCAGATGTATTGCGTGACCAGTTGAGTGGTATGTTTAAAAATGTTCCTATACGTTGGGGACTAACTGGTACAATACCGCAAGACGAACACGAAGCAGTAGCATGTACCTGTGCATTAGGACCTGTTACAGGTAGCCTAAGCAGTAAAGAGTTACAAGACATGGGTGTATTGGCTGACTTGGACATTAGTATTTTGCAGATGCAAGATGGTCCACTTGGGTTCAATGGCTATGCACAAGAACTTAAATGGCTTACCACAGATGAAACAAGATTAAAACACTTGTCACAGATAATTAATCAAATGTCACAACAAGGTAACACACTTGTTCTCATAGATAGGATTGCTACAGGAAATATATTTTCTGAGATGAATCCTGAATGGGCATTTGTTAGTGGTGGCATGAAAGTTAAAGACAGGCAATCTGAGTACGATGAGATATCAGAAATGGATAACAAAGTTATTGTTGCTACATATGGTGTAGCGGCAGTAGGTATCAACATACCTCGAATATTTAATTTGATTATGTTGGAACCAGGTAAAAGTTTTGTTCGTGTTATACAGAGTATCGGTAGAGGTATTCGTAAAGCAGAGGATAAAGATTATGTAAATGTGATTGACATAACAAGCAATCTAAAGTATAGTAAGAGACATTTAACTAAACGTAAAGTGTTTTACAAAGAAAAAGAATTTAGACACACTATGACGAAAGTTGAATACAAATAAGGAAAACTATGAAAATATTAACAATTGAAAACGAGCCATTTGATCTCAATACGGTTCCCGATGAAGTTGAGGACATGCGATATTGTGTTCTTGATGCATCAGACAAAGATGAGATAGACTTTTACTTCCTGCCATTGATATTTTTAGAGAGTTTTCATGCTCCTGCAATATGTTTGCAAATAGGAAATTCGTCTATACAGATGCCAATGGATTGGAGCATATTAATTTGTGATGATGACTACGGTGGAGTAGAAGTTATTCCGTTGACAAGTTTGAACAACAGAGGATTTAAAGCATTAGCAACTAATCCACTAAGCACTAAGATACCAGACTGTTATGATATAACTATCACAAACATCTATCAAGACGTAAAATGGTTCTTCCCTAAACTAAAGCACGGTCACATGTTGGCTGTTCCTTTGGAAAGCAAAGATAAGCCTCGGTGTGCATACTTTGTAAAAGAGCAAAACAAAATTTGTAATATTGAGGTTGGAGATTTAATGTAATGGCAAAGGAGCCTAAACTACCACTTAAAACAGTACTACATGCAATTGATAAAAGGGACAAGAATTTTTATAATAACTTAACTATTGAACAACGTAAGTCTTTAGGGCTGTGGATGATGTTGAGATATGCAAGTAGTGTACAAGGTAAGAATGCACCACAGTATATCTTTATGGTTAATGAGTTGTTTAATCAAGACTTTTATTCAATTAACAAACATCCAGAATTACAATGGCTGTTATTAAGTGCATGTGGTTCAGGCAAAGTAGAATTCCATCCGTATATTAAACCACCTACACAAAAGAAAAAGAAAAACAAGTCTCAGCAATTTATAGCAGACTTATTACCACATCTAAAAGCAGATGAAATAGAAATGGTATTGAGCATGAACACAAAACAAGAATTAAAAGACTTAGCAAAAGATTATGGGTACGATGACAAAACAATCAAAGACATCTTCGGTAAGTGATCAAGTTTGTAAATGGTGCGACAAAAGTTTTCGCAGTGATAGAACTTTAGCCGCTCATATGTGTCCACGCAAAAGGCGTTGGGCAGACAAAGATATGACACATGTTAGATTAGGATACCGTGTATTCCAGATGTTCTATGAAATCAATACTGCAACCAGCAAACCAAAAAGTCAAGAAGACTTTATTCGCAGTCAATATTATGAAGGCTTTACCAAGTTTGGTAGAAGTTGTATTCGCAATGAATACCTGTCACCTGAAACATTTGCAGAATGGCTAATCAAGAATGGTAAAAAGTTAGCAGACTGGAGTAAGGATGCTGTTTACGATGATTGGTTATTAGAGTATGTTAAAAAAGAGCCTGGCATGAAAGGGCTGGAAAGAAGTATTATACATTTTGCTAAATGGTCCGAAGAACATGAATGCGATTGGCAAGAATATTTTACTGTAGTTAGTCCTGCAAGATTTGTATATGATATTAGATCAGGCAAAGTAAGTCCTTGGGTATTGTATCTTAGTGAGACTGGCTCCGAAGTGTTAACACGATTAAGCGATGAGCAAATTAAAATGATACAACACATTATCGATTCTCAGTTTTGGCTTAAAGTGTTTACAAAGAATCCTGCAGAGGTTACTGAAATCCGCAATGCATGTGAAACAGCACAAATTTAAATAAATAGTAGCAACTAAATTAAGGATTGTAATGAAAGTAAAATTAATCAGTCACAGCCAAACACCTAAAGTAGCAGTACCACAAGACGCATTAGACTTAGTGGCATATTGTGCCAGGGTAAGTAACCCAAGTAATCAAAACAACACAGAAACAAATGAAAAACTTGTGAAGTATTTGATGAAACACAAACATTGGTCACCACTTGAAATGGTCAGCGTTTGTTTAGAAGTAGAAACAACCAGAGACATAGCAAGGCAACTGTTACGTCATAGAAGTTTTAGTTTCCAAGAGTTTAGTCAACGTTATGCTGACCCAACAAAGGACTTAGACTTTGAAATACGTGAAGCACGTTTACAAGATCCTAAGAACAGGCAGAACAGTATTGCACTCGATATGTCTGATGAATACGAAGGTGGTTTACAAGATCGCTGGCAACAAATGCAAGAACGAGTTATAAACGAATCCAAGTTAGCATACACGTGGGCTGTAAGCAACGGTATTGCCAAAGAGCAGGCCAGAGCAGTACTACCGGAAGGAAACACGTTAAGCAGGCTGTACGTTAACGGTACGTTGCGTAGTTGGATACATTACATTGAGTTACGTGGTGCTAATGGTACACAACAAGAGCATATGGATATTGCTCATGCTGTAGCAGATGTTATAGCAGAGATATTTCCATTAGCAGAAGAGTTCAAAGGGAAAGAGATTTAATGCCAAATAAACTTATTACGTTTGGATCAGAATTCTCACGTGCCCACAACGAAGATGAAACACCTTGGCCAGAGCTATTAGCAACCTCTGTGGGCAAAAATTTAGACAACAGAGTTACAGATGGCACTTCAAATGAATATATTTGGGATACCATTGCCCACGCAGTTCGAAAACACCAAATAGAAAAGTCGGATATGGTTATTGTGCAATATGGTAATATGTGGCATAAGCATTTTTACAGCATAGAGCGATCAAACGACTACAACGAATTAAGTATTAAGGAACAAGAAAACTTTGACTTTAAGGAAGAGCTTGGCATACTTAATGATTCTAAGATGGCAGTGTTTACAAAATGGAGACCTGAACATGCTGACCAACAACACCATTCTATAGATGCCGAATTACACCAAGCATATGAAAATGCAGTTTGGGACAATAGAGATTCTTTGTGGTACTTTAATGACACCTTTTATAATAGACATTTTCAGTGTGTTAAGATGTTACAATCAGCAGGCATACCTGCATTGTTTATAATTGCATCAGCACATATATGTCCTTTAGATAATGATGAGCTAATGGCCGAAACAGATTACAACGGGTTAAACATTAACAGATGGCATGGCAATTTTAATCCTAATGATTATGATAAAATACTAACACCAACTTCATTGCTTACAAAACGTGGACACTATGAATTATCTATTTCCATATATGAAGCTCTTTACAGCAGTAAAGGCGGCATAGTTGATTAGTAAAACAGGTTGACAAAC